CTGCAGTACCTGAAGCAGATGCTTGGCCAGACCATACTTCAAGAGCATCTTTACCAATAACACCTGATGAAGCATCATCACCAAAGTTAATACCATTAATAGAATCACCATCTGCACCAGGAGTAAAAGTACCGCTGGACAGAGAGATTTCCACAAGCTCAGTTACGCCCTCAGTAGTATCAGCATTTGCAGGCTGGGTACCTGGGAAAATTTTCATGACACCATTTCTGAACAAATCCGTGAAGGCACCACCGATTGATGTCATAAGTGTTACAGAAGCACCTGCACTTTCTGCAACAAGCGCTCCATCAGGTACTTCAATCTGATCTGCTGTATGAGACAGAACTTTGAATGTACCATTGTTTGAACCAGAACCATAAACAGATATCTGGCCTTTGGTAATAGCATTTGTCATTAAACCTGTACCGGTGATCAAATCACCGCCATTTGGTCCTGAACCATCATCCACAAATGCGATTGTAGATTGTGCAATAGCCAGAATAGCAGCTTTTGCTTCCTTATCCAATAACCTGTTTCGCAGGCCTGTGCTTAGCCGTAAAGCCATTTTATGTCCTCCTAATAGAATAGACTGTGAATAAAATTATCCTCTTTAAGTAACCCTGCGCCTCTTGTTCCTAAAGCAGGATAAACAACTTTGTTCTCAGTTAAGTTAATAATTTGGCCATCTGGTAAACCGAGAATAGCCCCTTTTGTTGATGCAAATAAAACACCAAGACCAGGCATATCGATACCTAATTTTGCAACTTCAATTCTATCAATTGCAGCTGACCATTCAAGGGCAGGATAGCTTGTTCTTCTATATGGTATAAATTCACTAGGTTTTGAACCAGCGATAAACCATATACTTTCCTTATCAGAAACAAATATGCCATTGTCAACAGGTTCAATCAAAATTAAACGAGAATGAAATTGTACAAAGTTCCTGGCTTTATCATATAGACCGTATGCATAAGGTTCTGAATACCAAAGTACCTCACCTTTAGCTATAAACATACGACCTGCATAAACTGTTAAATGTTGTCCAACAGGCGCTGGAAAGAATTGACGAGTAGTTTCGGGTCCGGCGTACGAGTCTTCAGGCCACGGGAAGGACTGTTGGTTGCGAATCATGCCATTATTCACACCGTTACAGTAATATATATCTGAACCGACCTGAGCGTAATCAATCCAGGTTCCCGATAAACCGCTGCGAATACCCGTCAAGGAGTAATCCGGGTTAACAAGGTAAAGGAGGTTACCTTGTCCTACTACACATTCGCCGCCATCGCAAAAGAGACTGTGGAAGGCGCCAGCCTGTAGTTGCGTATATCCAGGCCTTCGACTTGGGCGTCCGGTTTTATCATGGACTACGTTGACTGCGATTGCTAAGTCAGTTACCCCGGTTTCAGTATTGAATGGGATGCGGACCGGGTCTACCGTAGTATTTAAACCGGATGAGCCTCTAAATATGGGTATTGTTTCCACTTATTACTCCCATTGTGATTCACGTACTGGGTCAGTTGTTGACTGGCCTTCGTCGATATAATCGTCAATTCTTTCCAAAGCCTCGTTGTATTCTTTCTTCCAGTAGCTAGTATTAACTTTATAACCTTCAATACCATCTTCAAGAATAGCAAAGAATTTCCACAATGCATAGCTCTCAAGTAAAGGACTATGTAAAGGAATAGGTAGGCACGTAGGTATATCAGTGTCTTTAACCAGAGGGGTTGGATTAATATAAAAACCGCATTTAACTACTGTTGGAGCACTAGGAGAGGGAGAGTAAACAACCTTACCATTTCTGGTTGTAAGGTATACAATGTCACCTGAAATTACTTCTGTATCAATATTTGGCACTCTTTTCTTAAGGAGGCCAATTTGCGTGAATACTTTAATGTCACCTTTATCTGCAACATCTGCATGATATAGATTACGTTGAAAATTCCATTCAGGTGGGATAGCAACTTCATTTGCTGCTGGGTCAGTTGTAAACTCTCCTGTTGATTCGAGCTCAGATAACAGTTGATACCAAGAAGCATCAACTAAACCTGCATTTATCTTGGCATCTATTTGATCAGCTGTAAAGCTACCGTCTTGTAGAGCCAATTGAACATTTGCTCGCATCTCTTCTAGTTTTGCCATGATCGTATACCTTACACGTTAATTTTTAATTCGGGTTTTGCCTGGTCATCCTGTTCATCATCCTGTTCATCATCCTCTTCTACCGGAACAGGTGGTTTATCAGGGTCAATCACAAGTTCAAGAGTCTTGTTAACTACTTTAAACCCTTTAGGACTTTCTAAAAGTATTGTCTTGGCGTGACCATCCTCAACTTCACAGGTTTTATCAGGCGTTGTAAAGTCGTACTCCCTTCCAAATCTGGGGTCCGTAAATTTCAGGTCTCTCGCTCCGAGATACTGTAATTTAGTCATTTTTCTTCTCCTTAAGAAAAAATCCCCACCCACCACGGTGGGTGGGGATTTTGGTTATGTAGTAGAACTACTAATTAAAGTACTGATGGCTGATAGGAATCCAGGGCCACAACACCGAAGTCCTTGCTGTTAAAGCGAGTCTTCTTGATGCCGAAAATGGCGCCAGCGGTAATGGCGAGCGCGTTACCACGATCGTCACTTTCCTCGTGCCAGTTATACCGGTTAGGGGTTGAATTCTGACCGTATGCGATAAGACCAGCTTGTGCACCCAGGAACAGAGAACGGGCAGCATTCAGGTCGGTGCCGACGCCATAGTCATCGAATGTAATACAGTTACGATGTTTATGCAGGATAACGTCAGCATACTCGCCGAGGGCATTCTTGTACATCATTGAACCCGCTCCGCGGTCAGTTGCTTTGTGGATGTCCATCCAATCATTTTCAGTGGTAGAAGTTCTCAGCTGGAACGCCTGGAAGGTGTGCATCAGCAGAACGAACTTTTTCTCACCGTTGATCATGAAAGGCTGAATCATTGGGTCAGTCACCTCAGAAAAGGCAACCAATTTTTCAACATCTGTCAAGGTGATAAGGTCAGTAACAACCAGATCATTCTTGGCAGTTGCGGAGCCGGAATACATCAAGTGGCCGGCATCAGGGGGTAGGAGATCATTATTTGCGCGAGCATTACCAGCACCTGTTGCAAAAGCGTTATGCATGGTGCCAACACCGCGAGCGCCGGACAGGTAGCAGAAAAGCTCCTCATCCATTTCCTCAGCCCACCAGGTAGCGAGTGCATCGCGACCTTCTTTACGCATGTTATAAGGAACACGCTGTTCAGACATCTTACCTTTGGACTTGGTGGATTTTCTGAGCTGATCAATAAAGATCGAATCATTGAAGAAGCTGAGGGCTTCCTCACCAGTCGCATGGCCTTCGATGATTTCATCACCTTCAATACCATATTCAACCAATTTCATCCTCAAGCCAATGGTGATTTTCTCACCAGCGCCTTTATGAAGTTCATTTTTGAGCACGATCAAACTGTCCATGCTTGTGCCAATGAACTTCGAGAAATACTGTTTCTTGGCTGCTTCTACAGCCAGGGAGGTTGACCAGCGTTGTACTGCTAACGGGTCACCTAACGGGAAGTCGGTCATTGCCATAATTATTCACCAATTATGTTATGCTCCAGAAAGATAAGCTTCCTGCTCCGCCACACTCAGTTTATTAAGTTCAGCCATAGAAAGCACTTTGCCACTGAAGTCAGCTGTCTCAGTAGAAGGTACTTGATCTAACGAACGAAACTCATCTTCACTGGAGCTCTTTTTGAATTTAGTTAAGAACTCAGCTTCGATTTCTTTACGAAGTCTAGCCTCAACCTCTTTTTCAATGGCTTCCTTATCAACTGCTTTTGAAAGCTCATTGATTTTGTTTCTGGCCGTGGCTAAAGTCTGGATAACAGACGCAGCTTGCTCTCCGAGCAGCAAAGGCTTAGTATCGCCCGGCAAAATGATTTGGGTTTCAGGATTAGTCAAATAATACATATCATCTGTAAAACCTAAATCTTTTGCAAATTCAGCAAGTTCTTCGTGGGCTTTTGAATCTTCATCAAACAGACCTGGAACAAACTCTTCCATCTTCTTTGTTGTTTCATTGAAAATGGATTGCAGTTTAGCCTTGTTATCAGCTTCATCGCGAGCTCTTAAAGCTTCTTGCTGTTCTTTCATCTGTGCCTGACGTTGCTCTTCCTGATAAATGTTTAGATTCTGCATATACAACAATGCTTCTGTTGGATCGTCATCCGCCAGCTCTTTAAATTCCGCATTTGAGAGAACTTTGAAACCGTCAGGTACATTCGACTTTGGCGCCTCTTCTTTTGCTTCCTCTTTTTTAGCTGGAGCTTTTGACTCTTGCAGAGCCTTCAACTGTTCCTTCAGAAATTTGTTTTCGTTGCGGGCTTCTTGCACCGCAGCCAAAGGCACATATCCTTTAGGGGGCTTTTGTGAGTCATCCTTTTCAGATTCCTTAGAATCATCATCTTTCGACTCGGAGGATGCCGACTTACTCTCCGTTGATGATTTGTCATCTTTTGTGTCATCTTTTGATTGAGAATCTGCTGCATCTTCCCTGGCCGAGGCTTTTGCAGCTGTATCGTCTGCTTTGGAATCATCTTTTTTGGAATCATCTTTTTTGGATGTATCCGCTGCTTTAGCAGTTTCAGCTTCCGGGTCATGACCCATTAAGAAAGATTCATCAATAGCTTCAAGTCCTTGAGATTCTTCAATTGAAAAAGTGATATCACTATTATCTTCGCCTTCTTTAGTGGCGCTATGTTTTGCAGTATTCTGCGAAGTAGCGTCACCGCCTGTCGCACCATCAGGTGCATAACAAATTTGTCTCCAATAATTTTTAACCATTACGGGCCTCCTTTAACGTCTCTACGGACGAAGGGAAAAAGTTTTACGTCTCTAGGACGAAGGTTTACCACCACGAAATGTGGCGTCATAGTTATCGCGATACTTTTTATCTGCTTCAGGGTCAGCATCGCGATTCCAACACCTAAAATTTTTACCATTGGGAAGTTCCCTATGGCTCCTAAAATGCTTTTCAGCCTTTCGCTCAAAAGCCGCTTCCTGCGCTGCAGAAAGATTCACATTTGGGTTAGTTGATGCCATTGCTACGATTTCTCCCGATACCTCACTAACAGGCCCCAGCCATTACCGTCAGTGTTTGCAAATGCAAAATTGAAAGAGTCACCAGCTTCGAAATACTCAAGAGCAGCTGACAGGTCAACAACATGTTCTGTCAAACCCTGCATGTCCTGGGGAGTATCAATTACGTAGCTGAATTTAGCTCCACGATTAGAAGTAAATGTAATCGTGAAATTTTCTGACGCTACAACAGCCAAATCGGTTGTCAAAGATACCTTAAGCAACTGTATCTCTCGACCAGGAACCCAATCCAAGTCCAATGCTTCTGTGTCAGCATCTTCTGCACCAAAGTGCATAATTTGTAATTCATCCGTTTTCCACGGTTGATCTGCTTTTGACATATCATAGTCTCCTTATTGCGCAGCAGATGCTGCTGGTTTTTCTTTTTTACCACCTTTTAACAACTCCAGACCGATTTTTGAGCCTGCTTCAAAACTCTTGGCGTCAGCCAATTGTTTTTCGGTACCAATCTTAGCTTCAATTTCTCGAGTTTCAGCCCTAGTCTTTTCAATCTCAGCTTGTTTCTCTTCTTGTTCAAGAGTTTTATCTTTTATTTCAAGGGCATATTGTTCATCTTGTTTACGTTTGGTCTCCTCTGCCTCTTCTTGCTCTTGAGCCTCACGTTCCGCCATAGTGAGATCATCACGAATAGGATTTACGCCAGTAACAGAGCGTATTTGTTTCAATAGTAGATCTTTATTGGGGATATCAGAAATCTCAAGAGCAAGATTGAGGAGAGGACCAACCGCTTCAGCAGGCGACTTATTAATTGCAGAGAATATAAGTTCCATATTTTTCTCACGCATAGTATCAGTCATTGGCCTGCTTGCAATTTGAATATCAAAACGAGCTTGTGTGATATTATTTTTAATTTCAATCTGGCCGTCGCCATTCGTAATACGTTCATTAATTGCAACGAACTTTTCTGCTCCAGTTACGCGGTCTGTTACCCTGAGAATTTTTTCTTCTGTCCACCTATTTTGAATTAATGCTGCAGCTCGTTCACCTAACATCTTCTGAGATATTCTAGCATTCTCAAGAAGAGACGCTGTTATGGTTGCAGCTTTTTGCTGTTTCTTTTCAATTGCGACCCCAGATTGACCATGAGTCTCATAACCAAGAGATTCATCATTCTCTCCGGATATTTCTTTTATCTCACGTTCACTTTGGTTCATAAGGTCGACTTGACCTGCTGCAAGAGTACCAAGTTCTTGAATCTCAAAAGAACCCTTTTTACCTTGTTTAAGAACAATGAAGCCGTCTTGACGATTTGCTTCGTCATAGACCTTATTAATATCCTTAGCAGCTTTTTCTTCAATTATAACTCTGCGATTGCTAAGGAGGGAGAGCGCCATGGAACGTCGTTTATTGACTTCCATATCTTGTTCTTTTATCTGACGCGGAATACCAAAGGGATAATCATAACGATCTAGATAGCCAACGAAGGGTACATAAGGATATTCATCATGAACGTATGGAGTAGGTTTATCTTGAATAAGTAAAGTATTAAGAAAAGTCGCGACTCGCATTTTCTTGACATTAGCTGAAACAACTTCACGAGCCGATTGAATCGCCGAGTACTGATTACGTACATCTCCGAGGCTATCTAGGTCGATTGCTCGTCCATCATTCATTAGGGCAAACCACGCTTTTTCTATGTGTGTATACCACAGTTCTATTGGTCGTACACGTTTACGGTCTGCATTAACCCAATTAGTTGAGGACATATATCTTTTGAAATCTTCAACGACTGTACCTTCGTCATATACGTCAGGTATAAAGTCTTCAGATGAAAGATTTCCAAACATTTCATAAATTTCTTTTCGTTTCTCCGGAAACACTGAAGCAAAGGCCTCAAGGTCCTTCCAAGCAGCGTGAAAAACATAACGACAATGATCTTTGTCCATCCAAGGTGAAGCATAAGGGTCCCACCATATTGAATACCAGGGATACTTGTTAAGATGAACAATTTCACGTCTTGGGTCTGGATTTAATCCAACCCCCATACAGCCAAAACCAGCTACAATCTGGTCATGAAAAGCATTTCCCATTTTTTGGGTGCCACCGTTTTGGTCTACGACAAGTTGCAGACCTTCAGACATTACCTGTCCTAACTCAGCATCAGCTTTTGTACGACCAAGAGCCACAATGTCTTGTTGGTTAATAAGATAATGACCATGCACCAAATTAATAATAGGAAAAGTACGGTTAATAGTAATAGGTTTAATACCTTTCTTTTCCATTGCTGAATACGCTGCTTGAGACCATTGTTTTCCATCACGAAATTCCCAATCTTCCCATGAATCACGACGCCATCCAGAATGTGCTTGTTGAGCTTCATGTACCCAGGAAAGTAATTGATTTATGTCAGCTTTAAATTTTTTCATTATGTACCCCAAGTATCTTCATCAGGTGGTCTCTCAAATTCTTCAACATCTCCATAATCACCACGATAATACATCATTAAGTATTGCAGAGCGTCATGCGGGTGAGAGAACTTATTTTTATCTGCTTTCTCAGTGAATCGTGCTTCACCTGCAACTTGTAGTCTCCGAAGTCTATAACCGCCGTTAAACCCTTTACGAAGCAGTTTGCATGTAGGCGACAGAAGGAACGCAGGCTTTCCATCTCGGAGGGATTCAAGAAAATCTCTAACGGCTTCCCATCGTATTGTAGGGTCATTGCTGTTGGCTGCTTCACATTCGATACCCAGGTCCCTTAATACTTTAAAAACAGTTTCTTCATCCGTGTCAGCGCGCCTATTACCTGCAGGGTCACCAACATAGGTAACGTCACACTTCTTATAACGCTTGTTAAGAGTAGGTTTAAGAACTCCTTTAACAAACTGTTTAATTCCCATACCAGTGGCACATAGTTCTTCAATAATACGCACTTGCCCGAAGCTATCTTGTTGTCCGATAACTGCTGCAGGTGTAAGTCCAAAATCAAGGCCGATCTCAATAGGGTGGTTTGGGATGAGGCCAATAGGATTGGCAGAGAGGTGGATTGTTTCGTTCCACTGGTTTTTATAGATTGGTTGTCCATCCATTACACTTCCATATTCATTTGCTAAGTTAACTGCAATCCAATCATGTTTCTTACCTTCTTGACCCGCTTTATAATAATCTTCTGGTAAGTTACAAAGATTCTCAGCATTTTCGTTTACTAGCCATTTTCCTGTCCACTTGCCCTTTTCATCAAGTTCTCTAAGTAACCCACCTGGTTGTTTAAAGAATGTCCAACCTTCTGGTTTTTCTTCTTCTGCAAGTTCGTAATACCATGAATCATCGTCAGGTGCATTTGTGTCACCAATCATTCCATGCCAGGAAGGTCCACCTTCCATAGCTGATGGATAACGTCCATGCCTAAAGTCAGCCATATCGATGATGGCTTTGTCAAGCTCTTTTGTCTCATTTAACCAAAATCCTGTTACCTGTGCGCCCCGCAACTTCTTTATGGATTGTGGCCTGTCCAACGCCAAGAATAGTAGTTCCGCCTGGACTATTGATTTGTCCGCGAGTCTGAACTTTAAGTAATGGCATGGTGGCTCCATCCCGCCGCCCTTGTAGCGGCCGAGTTCCCCAAATAATTCTATCCAATCCTTCACTGTAGTTGACAGCAAGTCCGGATATGTATTTCTTATTGCGTACCATCTTGATTTTCGTATTCCTTGTGAATTTGGTTTTTGGGTACACATGAAGGTGAATATTTTCTGACATGACTCGAATGTCTTGCCAGAGCCCAACGGCCCCATAATGAGACTAACTCTAGAGCGGCTATCCCTGTAAGCTTGAAGAACTTTTCCTTGAGCCGCTGTGTGAAGTTCAAATTTCATTACCTATTTTTTCTTCCTGTTAAATCACGAACAATAACAGTTGGTATTCCGCCCTCATCCTCACCAAATTGAATAGATTGTAAAGATGCTAGCGGATTCTTAGTTGTCATATCTTTGAAAAGCCGGGACATCTTAGCCGCAGCTTCTGCATCTGATGATTTTATTTCATCAACAATATCTTTGGCTTTATCAACCAGAGAAGATTCAAGAGCAAGGTATTTTTGTGCAAGATGAATTTCTTTTGCCAAAGTATAAACGGCCAAGCGTCGCTTGGCCGTGTCAATATATTGCTCAGATTGTAAGGCAAATACTTCGGAGTCTTCTAATTCATCCTCTGGGTTGGCCTCGGCAAAATGTTTGTCAGTGGGCCACCACTGTTTCCAATTCTGAGAGTCAACTTCTTTCTGTATAATCGATTCTGGCATACCAGTTTGTTTTGCCAGGTCAGCTACAGAGAAATTTAATATCTCATATTGTAGTCTTAACAGTTCAGTATCAATCATTTCCGGACCCCATTGGGTGTTTTAATTACACTACTCCATACTTTAATCACTATAGCACATTTCTAGAATAATGTAAAGCACTTTACACTTTCTGTATGTTAATAATATACTAAAATTGTAAGGTTGATTTTTGGAATTACTGGGGAATATAATCTGGGTCTCGCGTGCGCGCGTGTGCATATTATAATGTAATAGATTTACACTTTGTGTAAGTATTAAAGTTGTGGGTGGGATAGAAAATTTACAGAAAGTGTAAATTGGTATTTAAAAGGATAAAATTTCGGTGAAAAGCTATAGTGACGAGAGAGGGCGGCTATATTACGAAGTACCCACACCCCCTTATATGTAGGTTTTTTTGGAAAGAGGTGAATGGTGCCGCCCCAGGTTCCAACGGATTCAGACATAATTGAAAGTAGATTCTCCCCGAACCAACGGGAGGGTTTAGGTCTTTCTGATTGATCGACGACCCGGAAGGGGAGGAGCACATTTAATGTACCTTCCCGAGCAACGCGAGGGTTTAGGTCTTTCTGATTGATCGACGACCCGGAAGGGGAGGAGCACATTAAAATGCCGAGCGAAGCGAGGCGAATTTATTTGTTAGGATTTAAAATAATGATGTATATTTAAAATAAATGTTTTAATTTTATTAAAAATGATGTAATATTATTTAGGTGTTTAATTTAATATTAATTTAAAAAGTGAGGTGTAATTATGGAAAAAGATTTAAAAGAGTTAAAGAGAAGTGAGTTGGAGAGTTTGGTATTGGATATGGAAGAAAGTTTATATTTAATGGAAAATAGAATAGAAAGGAAAATTAAATTTAAAAAAGTAGGTAGAAGGGAAGAAATTTTAAAGATATTAAATGAAGTTGGTTTAAAAGGTATTAGTTGTGGTGATATTGGTAAAAAATTAAAAATGAAAAATAAAAATGTTAGTAGTTATATAAATTATTTGAAAAATGAAGGGAATTTAATTGGTAAAAGAAGTAATGGTAATTTTTATTTAGAAAGTATTGAAGGGTAAAAGGTAAATTGATGTTGATGATAGTAATTATTATTATTGTCAACATCAATTTTTTTATTACTAAATTCAGTAATAACTGAGAGGACGAGCTGGTCCAATAACACAAAAAGGAGAATATCATGAAAAGTACTGCTAAAACCAGAAAAGTAACAAGAGAGTCCAGTTTTCCAAGTGCCAAAGAGATGTTACTGAACATGTCAGACGAAATGCGAATTTTGGCAGAAAAATTGACCAGCAGTGACGGTCAGCCATTGTCTCCGGAAGAACGTGAATTGATGAGACTTTCAGCCTTGCCAATTTTGAATGAAATTGTCAATGACATCAAAATGCAATATATGGCAACCGGTTTTGCAGATGTATATGAACTGAACAAATTAATCACTGGTGATTACAGAACTGAATAATTAAATCATCAAAGCCGGATGGATGAGTCCTCCGGCTTTGATGAT